ATCGACCGTACCTAAACGCTTGGTCTGGGTTTGTGACACCCTTAGCCTGCAAAGTCTCATATTTTTCAGCATTGCCTTCATTGAAACCATCATCAAAAACAAGACGTTCTGTGTTCTCAAAGGTTGCTTCGTCTGTAAATCTTACTCGAAGTGCCTCTGGAACATCTACAGCAGACACTTGGAAACTAAAGTCAAAGCTGTTCCGAGGACTGATTATCATCTTAGGCAAGGTCTGCTCTGTATCCCTTACCACGCTAATATCTGAATCTGGGTTAAAAGACCAAGAAGCTAATCCAGCTCCAGCGACCTCAGCAGCTCTTTCTAAGGTAGTGCCTTCACTATCTAAGACAGCGTTATACTTGAAACCCTCTGTTTCGCAAAAGGTAGACCATTCCACAAGGCTGTTAACGTCAAGCCTATCCTTTTCTACGGGCCTTCGATTAGCTGTTCCGCTCCAAATGTCTGAATAAATCCATGCTGGATTGTTTGTTGCTTGCTCTACCCAAGACGTACCGTTGTACACTGGCAGTATCGAGGTAGCGAGCACTGAAAGATTCTCGATCCTGCCGTTAAGCTGATCGTTCGCGCGAATACGCAGCGCCATCACAACCGTACCGTCTACATCAAACCCGTTTGAAATACGAATTGTTCTAAGGGCTGACCAAGTAATCTCGTTCTGAAATGCACTTGTATTTTCGTGTGTAGTTTGAAGCCTTGTGACGCGAACTTCGTATTGGCCGATTGGTACAGGGAATCGCAATCCTTTTCTAATTGTTTGCTTTTGACTTGATGATATTGTAAAGGAAGGTTCTTGAATAGCCCAGTTAGTTGTACCGACTTCCCTAAATTCAATCTTAAAGTCAACCGAAGCGCTAGTTGTCTTTGCATCTTTGTTAACTGAGTAGAGCGCACCAGAGAAGTCTAGGCTTATTTCTGAAGCGCCTGTGTCGGTTGTACGGATGGCAGACTCGCCATCAGTCTTTGTAACACTGCCGTTATCTTCTATTCCGTCAAATTCTGCATTACGAGTAGTAAAGCCGGGGTTAGTCTCAATGATCTCGTTTGTATAAAGACTCATTTGATCTGGTGTGCCGACTTCAAATTCTACATCATCAAATAGGTTGATGTCTGTATCACCAATACGAATCGGTGAGCCATTGAAGTTTGTATTTTGAGTAGCGACAGACCGGCCTTCTCCGACTTCTACGCCACCGATTTCTAATGGTCCATAGCCAAGACAGACCAGCATACGCAGGTATTGGTCATCGCCTACAACCTCAGTAAAAGGCTTGGCTGTCATTGGGATGGGTGGGAAATACCTAAACGTACCGTATAAACGAGGAATAGGCTGGAAGGCTGCAACTTGGTTGGAAGCTCCAGTCAGTGCATCTAATCGGTTGAAGGATTCTCCAGAAGAAGGCTGCTCAGGTATTTGAGGAGGAATCAGGGCATTTATAGCCAGCGAGCCTGCAAGACTTATGCCAACTGTAGCTATTTTAGTAGCAGTAGCTCCGAGATTTAAACTAGCAGCAATTTGAGGAGCAAAAACACCAACAGCGATTATAGCGACTGTTCGTAAGACGTCATCCCCTTGAGGAATAGGCCAAAGAACTAAGTAAGAATCCTCTTTTAAACGAGTCAGTCGATGAAGTTCTTCAGGGACTTCTCGGCCATTGATATAAGCAGCAACGGGCGCTCCGCCTGCTATCTCGTAGATGCTCTGCCCAGCATCAACTTCTGCATATACCCAGTCAGGCTTTAGAGGATGTTTGCTTGCTTGTACGGTAACGCTCAAGTTGTGAACCCCTTGTACCTGTAGAAACCTTCTACCCGTTTGTTCCAACGAATATCGTCGTAATCTTCTATGCAAGATGTGCCGCCGTTGTAGGCGTGTAACATCATATTGGGAGAGATGATAAGTCCGATGTGGAAAGGCCGACTTCTAATGATAACTACATCGCCTTCTTGCGGATCGTTTACTTGCTCTGTCATCTCAATTAGTTTTTGCTGTATGCGAGCAGTGCGGTCTTTGTTCTCTGCTTGCTCTAAACCTCCATCTTGTTTTCCAAGATCAATGCCGTAAGCACCTTTAAATACTTGTTCTACTAAACGAAAGCATCCGTGAGGTGCTTCATACTCTTTGCCAATGTAAGGTCTATATTTATCAAGCGACATTGCTTGGCGCAAATTGAAGGGCAGGGAAAGCATCGTTCAAAGCTCCTCTTAAATAAGAGGCAGTCACTTTGACCTGTGTTGCTGAGTTTCCATTAAGAGAGTCAAACTCAAAATCAACAGGGCCAAACTCAACAGTATCAGGTGTGTCAGCTAAGACAACTTCATACTTGATTGAAGCCCTTTCCCGACTTCCTGCTAGTTGCCGAAGAGCAACAACAACTGTCTGATCTACAGCGTCGGCTGTGATATTGATTGAAGGCGGGCTTTCTGAGTTCTGCGTTGCTGCTCTTATTTGAAATGGGAAGCGTTGATATGTACCGCTAGAACGCACAAGATCAAATGTGTCATTAACGAGGCGTACTGTGGTTATCTCAGAGTGACTGATTGTAATGCACTCAAGAAATACTTTTTCTGTTGCAGAAGACAGCACTGCTTGCAAAGCGCCTTGTGATAATGCCATTAAGGAATAACCTCTAGGTTCAAGCTAATCTCATACTGACCACCGCTCAGCGGTTTTACTGAAGGAGGGCTGCTTGCATCAAATCGTATTACCGCTGGGCTTTTAGTGATAGGGTGTTGCCAATCAAACTCAACAGCACCCATTGCAGTAATTACTGTGTAAAAGTTAAAAAAGGTTTCGTACTGAGACTGGTCAACCCAAATCTTTCCAGAAAACGGCTGTACAGCAGCAGTGAATCTCTGCCTTTGAAAAGCCTTTCCAGTGTCCATGTCAGTCCTGATAGAACCATCTGGGACTTGAATCTGGAACCCTTGCTGATTCAGAGATTGTGGTAGATCGCTAGGCCAAGTTGCCATAGTTAGAATTGCCCCTGTCTTCTAGCCCCGTGACGACGGAAAATGCTGTCAAGCTGACCCTGTGAGTCTAAGCGATCCATACTTGATTTGACCATTACGTCAATATTCATCTCGCCATTAGGCCCACGGCGTTTCTCTTGTTTCTCTGCTTGCAGTTGCTCGCCGCCTTGGTTGATGATGTTGACTGTGACATCGCCACCACCGCCCATTTCATGATTAGGGATAATCCGGCCATTTTGTCCGGGCACGAACATCTCTGGGCCACGCTCACCTACTAAGTGGGCTTTGTTACTAAAGACATTACCGCCGTTAGCTCTGTCCGCACCAAGAGCAGCAGGAGGAAGTCCCGGCCCAGACTGACCACCTCCAAATATGGTTGGAATTATATCTTGTGCAAAATTGCCTATTTCTCTTGCAAAAGGATCGGAAATTTGCTGTTGAATAACAGTCCTAGCAATCTGTTCTGCAAGAGAAGCAAATGCGTCAGAAAGCGATTCAACATCCATAATGACGTCAGTAAGGGAACTTGATAAGTCTCCCTGAATGGCATCTGCGATGTTTTTAACGCCTTGCTGGAATTCAGTCAGAGTGTTTTTATCTATAACTTGAGCAGCTAATCGAGCAGCCTTTTCTGAAGAAACGCCTAAGTCTTCGTAAGCTCTTGTAAGCTCTTGTATCTTCTCTCTTTGCTCTAAAGATTTTTCTAGCTCTTCATCGTACTGAGCAAGGACACCTAACGCAGACTCTTCTGCGCTAGTAAGCCCCTCGACTTCTCTCTGAGCTTCCCTTCTGCTTTGAGCGTACTGCTCGTGCAAACGAGTGCGTATCTCTTGAGCTTCCATTTCGCCAATGACGCCTTGAGCAACTACTTCATCAATTTCTTCTAGTTGCTTGCGATAATTGTGTAGCGCGGCGAAAACAGGGTCGAGGCTTGCAAGAGAGTCAAGCGCTTCTTTGTACTCTTTGGTAGCAGCGTTGTCTTCTTCTTCTTGCCTTGCTCTTTCTAACTCTTTGATATACTTCTGTATTTCTTTCTGGACTTTGCCGTAAGTCTCTGCTTCATCAGAAAGAGTTTCTTTGTAGGCTTCTAAGTCCCTGATGCGTTTTCTTAGTATGTTAGCTTGGCGGCCTGCTGCTAAGTTCGTAAGCTGGTCATCGTCTATGCCTTCTGGGATAGTAGATTGAACGTCAGCCAATTCTTTTTGTGCAGCTACTAGGTCTTTAGTTGTTGACACATACTCATCGAAGTGAGGCATGGCAGCGAGCTCCATCTGCCTGAGCTGTGCCATGTTCGCATTTTCAATGCTTACACCAAAAGCATCCATTTCTTGACGAAGGTTGCTTAGTTCAGCGCGACCGTCTTTAGCATTATCTTTGAATAAAAACATTGCCGTTGCAAAAGCTGTAAAAGCAGCAACAGGAAAAGACAACATGCTTACTACGCGAGCGACACCTGACATTGCTGTGCCAAATGCTATTGTTGCACCCGTCGTAATTTTTATTGTGTTGGCAAGACCAATGAATGCTGATGTTGAAGCAATCACTGAGGCTGCAACTCTTGACAGCCCTATCGTCAGCAGAACTTTGCTCAACGTAATGATTGACTCAATGTTGTTTGCTATTGCCGCTGCTAAATTAGACAAGCCTTGTACAGAAGTGTCAAAACCATTCTGAAATGATTGAGATCTTATAGCTTTGGCTAAATCATTGATCGCTGTAGTAGCACCCGGCAACCCGTCTTCTTGTGATAGAAGGTTGAAGAATGCGTTACGCAACCTAGAGATAGCAGCAGAGATTCTGTTTGCTTGTTTTGCAGCTTCTCCACCGAATACTGCTGAAAGCTCTTTACTGAACTTAGGCAGAACTTCATCGGAAAGAAGCTCGCCGTTCTCCATCATTTTAAAGAGCTCTTGAGTGCCTACACCCAAGGAAGCAGCCATGATCTGAATAGACCCCGGCATACGCTCACCGAGCTGCTGCCTTAATTCCTCAGCAGAGACTTTGCCCTTAGACATCATCTGCTGGAGCGCTTTCATAGCGCCTTCGGCTTCTGGTGCCGTTAGGCCCATCGCCCGCGAGGCTTCTGAGATACCAGTAAAGATTTGCCTTAGCTCTTCACCATCTATAGAAGTTCCACGAGCTGCGGCTGAGAACTGCGCCATCTGCTTGGCAACAGTTGGAAAGAAAAGCCCTAATCGCTCAGACTCTTCTCGAATGAATGCTAGTTGAATACCCGCCTGCTCAGAACTGCCTGCGGCTACGCGCATGGTAGCTTCAATGTTATTTAGCTGAGTAGTTGCAGATTCAACCTGTCGTGCAAGTCCGACAAAAGTAAGGCCACCTAGTCCAGCAGAGAGAATGCCAAACATCCGCGTAAGTTTGCGCGAAGATTTAGTCATCTTATCTGTAGCTTTGGTAGCCTTCTTTGTTTCGTTCTCGTACTTGCCTACTTTTTTGCCAGTACGAGTTGCGCTGACGCCCATCTTGTTTAGGGCATCAACAGCCTTATCGACTTGCCTTGCGTCTACCTCAATCTGTATTCTGCCGACTTCCGCCACTTCGCTTTTTCCTTCTATTAGTCAGAGCCTTGAATTGACTGCTGACTTTATCTGCGATTTTGTCTCTGTCTAGTTGGTCAGGG